TGATACCCGGCATAGCCGCGAGGATTTGATTGGTGTTGTACCCCATCGCGCCCATGATCTCCATTCCTTGTGCCACCTCTGTGGCTGATTTGGAAGTGGACGCGCCAAGGTCAAGGGCGGCTTGTTCCAGCTTCTTAATCTCCGTTGGGGTAGCACCCGCAATTGCACCAACGCGGTCGATCTGCGCCTCGAAATCCATTGATTTTTTGACGGCAAATCCTAGCGCTCCGCCGATCGCCGTTGCCGCCGCGCCCATCGACGTGGCCATAGATTGCCCGACAGACTGCATCCGTTGACCAACATCGCGCAGGTTATTTCCGACGGAGGATAGACGCTCTTGCATCTTCCCCCATGCAGTCGTGTGCTTGTTGATAGATGCATTTGTTTCATCGAGCTTGCTTCGCAAGTTGTTCAATTGTCCTTGTGTTTTCTCAATCTCGCGTTGAAATGCCCTGTATTGCCCTTCGCTGATTTCTCCGCGTTGGAATTGCTCATTGACTTGCTGCTGTACCGATTTCAAACGGTTCAGCTTCTCGCTTGTGTTTTCAATTTGTTTCGCAAGGAGTTGTTGTTTTTGAGCAAGAAGGGTCGTGTTTTTCGGGTCGAACCGGAGCAAACGGTCGACTTGTCGCAACTCACTCTGAATATCCTTGCTCTTTTTGTTGACGTCCTCTAAGGCTTTCCCAAGTTTCGTGGTGTCCGCTCCTATGACCACGTTGATTCCACGAACAGATTCCGCCATATTCTCACCACCTTTACGCAAAGAAGGCGTCTATATCCGCCTGTGTTGCGGCTCTGCGACGCGGTTTTTGCTTTCCTGTTTCCTGTTTCACATAGATGTTGACAAATTGAAAAAGTTCGTTTGCCGTCAATTCGTTCATTTCATCAAAAGAAAGACCGGCACGCTTACCCATGACCAACAATTCAAGGTCGGGACGCTTTAGCGGTTCGGCATTACTTTCGTTTTGCTCCCCCTCCGGCACTTCCACGAAAAAACCCGTCCGCCGCTTCATCCATGATCGCGGTCATGGTATCGGCATCCGAAAAATCCACAAACTCAAATTGGTCGAGCCATGATTCGAAATGTGGGAATGTTTTGCCTTTCCCCTCCGCCGCTTTGTTCATTGCCCATGCAATCTGCAAGAGGGCAACTGAATCAAGTGCTGATGGGTCATCTGCAATCGCCTGCATTTTCAACAGGTCACCGATTAAATCCGATTTAAACTCCTGACGATAATAAAGAAGGGCCAAAGGCGTAGCCTTCAGCCCGATTTGTTTTCCTCCAATGTCAACTGTTCTCATTCATTACCCTCCCCCGCCGTTGCGCCTGGTACTGTCACCGTACTAAAGAAAGCGTCATAAATTGCTTGGTTCGTGTCATTCAATTCAATCACGCCACGGACAACATTTTTGCCGTTGATTTCAATCGGAAGGATACGAATATTCAATGTTTCTGTCGCTGGCTCAACTGATTCTGCGCGTGTATTGTGTTCCCTTGTCGGGCGGCTTGCTTTGCAGCGGTAATAGACAAAGCGGCGGTTTTTCTTGTCGCCTAGGATTTGTCCGAGCAGTGCAAACTCTTTCGGCATTCCGTCCGTCGTCTCAACGAGCATCCCGTTTGCGTCGATTTCCCAGCCAAGCATTTCAGCTAAAACGTCGTCAGGGATATTCGCCATTTCCAATTCGGCTGTGTAGCCGTTGTTACTCGTGTATGTGAAGTATGGTCCATTATCTGCATAAAACGTCGATTCTTCCCCTTGCGGTTCAGGGGTAAAACGGACAGCCCCCGGAATAGCAACAGGCGTCTCCCACGTCAGCGTTGTATCGTCTGTTAAAAAAGCAATATGAACTTTCTCCAAACCAAATGTAACTTTGTTTTGGCTCATCCTCTTAACCTCCTAGCAGTTGAATTTCATAGAGAATTTGATACATTTTTTCAGTATCGAGATAGGTTTCGAATTTTTGATAGGGCAAACCTAACTCTTTGAGTTTGTCCTGTACTTTTTGTTCGGCAGTTAAATCTTTTTTTGCCGTGTATAGTTCCACTTGAAAATCATCAATTGCAACATAGTTGACGTTATCCGCCATCATGTCGTTCGAGTAAGCAAACTGATAAACGATAAACGGCGGTGTGACCGGACTGGAAAATGAGCCGTACGCGACCGGATAGCCGATGCTTTTTAGCGCTTGATATAGTTCAACCTGTGTCATCTTAACCACCGTTTTTGATTACTTTTTTTAGTTCGTTCGGCAAGTCTGCCGCGTGTTTCTCATACGCTGGACGTAAATGCGGATAGGCAGGAACACGACCACCGTTGACCTTTGCGTGTCCAAATTCCAGCAAATGAACGCGGCGGTAGTGTTTTTTGTTCCATACGATGCGTTTGGTTGTGCCGTATCCATCGTCTTTTGTGATGCCGAATGACCGCGCGTATTCACCCGTTCGTTTTGGAGCAAGCGCTTTGGTTTCTTGTAATACTTTCCGTGCAGTCTTGTCTACTGTTTTCCGAACACCTTCAGCCACATCGTCCGTGTATTCTTTGACCGCCGAAACTAATTCATCAGCTAGACGATCAATTGGAATATTCACCATCCGCCGCCACCCTTTCCGTCGCGATAATGGTCAACGTTTTCTTACCCTCATCATCGTTGAGAACGCTCTGTATATCAAACAGACGACCTTGATAGTCAATCTTCATTGTCTCGTTAATTCCAGGTGTATATCTGATGATAAACCGATAGGTTCTCTCCGCCTGAACGGATGCGGCGGCAAAGTATTCCCTGCCGCTCACCGTCTTAATTGCCGCCCAGCAAGCACGAACCGGCTTCCATTCTTCGATTGTGTTTCCGATTTCGTCTTGTGTCGTAACCAACTTCATTAAGGTTATCTTGTGTCGGAATTGCCCGGGATTCATGCCGTCTCACCGCCGTATGCATATGTCAGTTGGGCTAAGATACTTTGTAAAATCGGGCGCACTTGATCGGATGCCTTACCGATCAATTCCCTGTTTTCATACCAGTCGGCAATTAGTGTCATACAAAAAATTTTAGCAAGGTAGTTCGTAGCATCGAATGTTATACCTGTTGCGTTTTTAAGATATTCCTCCGCAGCATTAATGAGTGTAGTAATTAACGCATCATCATCGCTAAAATCCACGCGAAGCCAGTTTTTCGCTTCTTCAAGGGTGACGATCATCATTTATCACCCTTCTTCCGCTTCACTTCCTTGGCATATACAAATTTGATTAACAATTTCGCTGTTTTCTCCGGCAAGTCGGCTTCCTCGCCTTTTTTCAGACGATAACCGATGCCCTCACAATCCATCAAGGCACGAACCTTCATGATGCTATCCCTCCTTCAAAGAAAAAGAGGGGATTGCTCCCCTCATTAAGCAAGTTGTACTTCACCGAATACAAACGCCTCATCATCGCGCATTTTCACATCCATGCGCTCAATAGCACGCCACAAAGTAGCGTCAGTTTCAAACGCATCCATCGCGACGTCAGACGACATGATTTCTGTGCGCTGACGGTCGAACATGACAACGGCTTCTTTCAGGTCACCTACAATGATTGGCGCAAATTGCGCACCTGTGTCGCCGTCAACCCGGTTAGCCAAGACTTTGTTCGATACGATTACAACCGGTAAACCAAGAAGCTGACGGCCAGTCGGTGAAGAAATGGACGGTTGTAACAAGTATTGACCGTTTTGGTCTTTCAGCGTATCGAGCCAGTTGTAAGCATCTTGGTTGACGATAACGCTAGAAGTTGAACGGAAAACAGGGTCTAACTGCACGTTGACGACTTGTTTCAATGCGTCAAGGTCAGCGATAGCTGTTTTGGCTTTGGTGTTCAAGACATTAATAATCAAGCCGTTTCGCGTGACGCGGGATTCGTCGCCAATCCAGCGAATAAGCGTATTAACAATTGCTTCCGTGCTGTCTTTCAGAAGTTCGTTTGTCACACGGAAGAATCCGGCGTATTTTTTCACTTGATATTGCAAGAGTGTAAATTGCGGTGTTGCTTTTTCACCAATTGTTGCACCTTCCGCCACTTCAACAAAGCCGGCTTGTTGCGAACGCTTCTTAAATACACGCGAACCGCTTAATGTCGTTACAGGCTCAACCGTGATAAGGTTTTGCAAAGCGTCTTTGCTTTCGCGCAGTTCGTTGATACGAGTTTGAATGTCTTGTGGAACGGTATAGCCACCGTCTTCGCCTGTTCCTTCTTTCATTGCGTTGCGGAAACGAGTGC